ATTTACATGCCCCCCCGCCGCACACATTTGCGGCAAGAATTCTTCACCCCTCGAGCAGTTGCCCACCATTTGGTGGCCAACCCTGTCATCCGCCCTGAATCGAAAGTAAAATTCAGGGCTTCCCTGCCTGAACGATGGCAGGGACAGCCACGCGCTCAGATCAGCGGCGGGCCGCTGTTTGAGGGGTTTCATCCCGTTGTGCCAGACAACGGATACCATAATTTTCTGGCTGCTTTTCGCAAGCGTTGCAATTATTTTAATGCAGCGCGTGCTTCCCTGCGGGTGATCAGTTGCGCACATGACCTGATCGATCGGCTTGCTCCTAAGCCACTACCTTCTTTTACTTGGTCACAGAAAGGTTATGAAGACTGGGTGTCGCGTTTCGAACCTGAGAAGAAACGCCGAATGGAGGCTGCAGTTTGCGATTTCGTTAAGAGTAACGTCCAAGACTATTCTAGGAAGGACGTGTTCGTCAAGTGCGAAGCTCTTCTCGTTGGTCACAAACCAAACTGGGCCCCCAGGGTTATTTATAAAGGCACTGATGTCTATAATGCTCTTTCTGGACCAATTTTTCTTGAATTAATGGCGCGTCTGAATGGTTCTTACCGTAAGATGGAGGGACCCTATCGTTATAGGGTTGCTTACAAACAGACCTCAGACGAATACATTCCTTTTGTCGAGCGTTGCCCGGGGGATTTTATACAGAGTGATTTTTCTGCTAATGATATGTATCAGTGCGCAGACGTCATGTTGCTCGAGTTAATGCTAATGCGCCGCTTGGGTTGCCCTGAGTGGTTTGTTAGATTACATGCCTTGTCCGGCAAATTTAAGATTGGAAACCGCGGACATGGTGTGAAAGCCACACTCGAGCATCAGTTGGCGACTGGTGCCACTGATACTACCTTCAGAAATTCATTCTGGAATACATGTATCCTCCACACTTTCCTTACGAGCGTATCCGCCACATCATGTCATGCACTCATTTTGGGTGATGACATGCTAGCTAGGGTTGTCGGCCTCCCACAATATGCTGCACG